CGCCGGCGCGGAAAGGTCCACGCCGCAGCGCGCGTCGCCGAGCATCGCATCGCAACCGCGCGTGAAGGCCCTGCCTATGGCGCGGTTCAATCCCGCAGAAGGCCCCAAGGCCTCCGCCCGGAAGGCCCCTCCTTCGCAGGCGATCTCGCCAATCGTTCCCTCGAACAGAAGCGCGCGCACCAGAGGTTCGCGCCAGTCCACCAGCCATTGCCGAACTCGGGCGCCGTCCCAGAGCCCTGACGCGATGTCGCGCTCAGACATCGCCTCCGAACGCAGCGCGCCGCCGATCTCGACCGTGCCAGGGGCCAGTCCTGTCGCCGTCTCCTGGGACGAACCCGACACGCCGGATCGGGCCGAAAACGCCGCGCCTTCGAACTCGATCGCTTCGTCGTGATCTGTGAAGCCGAGGCTCAGGCCGTCCCGGCGATCCAGTCGCCAACATCGGCACAGCGTGGTCGCGCCGCTGTCCAGACGCGCCTGCAGGCGCGGATCGAGGGTCCTCATCGCACCTTCACCTCGATGACGGGAACCGACGGGATCGACCCGGCTTCGAACGCCGAAAGGTTCACCTCGATGCGGTCGGTGTCGAAGCGCGCCGGCGTGTCGAACTCGAAGCCGGCCGTCAGGCGCGCGCCGGCCGCCGGAGGCGCGTCCAGCGTCACAGCGCCGTTCACCGGATCAACAGCGAACGCTTGCGTTTCCGCGCCGTCGATCGCGATGCGCACGGTTCCGGCCACAGGCTTCTGGATCGGCCGCAGATGGCGCGAGGGGCCGGAGACGTAGGCCTTGGCCAACGCGAACGACGTCCGGACGCCATCCCCGAGGCCGATCTCGCAATCCGTCGGCGCAGGCGTGGCCGAAGGCGCGCAGGACTTCCAGTCCGTCCAGTCGCGCCAACGGAAGCCATACAGCCGTCCCATGCGCGCCTCGAAAAAGGCGATGAGCGCGTGCACATCGTCCAGAGACCGCAGCCCGAGCCCGGCGTCCCAACGCCGGCGCGCCTGAGCCCACACCGCGTTGCGCTCCTCGAAGCCGCTGCCCAGCGTCACGATCTCCGTCCGCCTCTCCGGACCTCCGGTCGAGCCGAAGGACAGCCCGAGCGGAAACCGAACCTCGTGGAAATCGCTCATATGTCAGGTCCTCCCGCGGCCGCGCTCGACGGCGCGGGCGAGCGCCGCGGCGATCTGGCCGCGTGATCGCTCGAAGCCGGCAACATCCGGCGTCGTCACATGGATGGTCACGTTCACGCCGCCCGAAACGCCGAGGCGCCCGTCGGGGCCGCGCGAGAGCGGCAGGATGGCCTCCGGTCCCGCCTCTCCGGCGACGCCCGCGCCGCCCGCCATCCCGAACACCGTCGCGCCGTCAACGATTCCCCCTTTCGCAAAGGCTTGCGGCGCGGACCCGCCAAGCAAACCCGCGGCGAGACCCGCCACGGCCCCGGCCACCCCCCGCCCGACCGCATCGCCGACAGGCGCGACCGCGGCGCGCAGCGCCCCGCGCGAGACATCCTCGGCCAGCCCTCGAAGAACCGACGAAAAGCGCGCGCTCCGCCACGTCGCGTCCTCGAAGGCGCCCCGAAGCCCGGCCCCGACGGCCCGCGACAGCCCTTGCGCCGCCTGCTCCGCCGCGCGCAGCTCGGCTGAGGCCTGTCGGAACCCGCCGTCGCCGTCTTCCCATCCGCCTGCGCCACCGCGCTCGGTCATCGCTCGCCTTGCCCCTTATCCGGATGCGCCGCCATCAGCTTCGCAAGATCGTCGCGCCCGAGCGTCTTGGACCGCGAGCCCAGCCCGCCAAGCGCAGAGCGCAGCTCGACTGGGCTCATCGCCCAGAAGGCGTCGGGCGTCAGACCCAGCCGGCCCATCCCGACGCCGATCAGCGCCGTCCAGTCGACCCGGCGGCTCACGTGGCGGCTCCGGTGAACGCGACGGCGAGCAGCCTGCTCGCGAGCCTCGCAGCCCCGACCGCCCCGCCTTCCACGCTCATGCAGGCGACCTCGTCGCGGCTCACCATCCGCCCGCCGCCCCGAAGTCCGGCGGTCAGCACCGAGATCACATCGGTTGCGCGCATCGCTCCCCTGTCGAAGCGCTCCGCCAGGTCCACCAGCCCCTCGGCCGCCAGCGTCGCCTCAAGTTCAGCCAGCGCGCCCAGCGTCAGACGCAGGGTCGCGGGCGCCCCGTCGATGACCGCTTCGACCTCGCCCCGATACGGATTCGCCATGCTCACAGCGCCGTGAAGCCAAGCGCCCCGGCCGACTGGAGCGTGGCTTCAAAGGTGGCCTCGCCGTCATGCTCGGCGGCGTATTTCAGGTCCGTGATCTGGAAGGGCCCCTCGATGATCCCGAAATCCGGGATCACCATCCGGAAAACCGGCGCCGCGCCCGCAAAGAACGCTTCCCTCAGCGCCGCGTCGGAGGAGGCGTCCTTGAACACGCCCCCGCCAGTCACGCTGGCGGACTGGACGCCCGCGCCCGCCAGAAGTTGCCGCCAGCGTCCCGGCGCTTCGGCCGTCGTGACATCGACCGCGCCCGCATTCAGCGCGATGCGCGTCGCGCGCAGACCCGCCACAGTCTCGAAAAAACCGGAGCCGGCTGCGTCCAGCTTCAGCAGCAGGTCCTTGCCCCTCTGTGCGCCCATCGTCGCCTCCTTCGATGGCCCTCAGGCCAGATCCTCGACCACAATCCGGAAACGCAGATCGACGCGGCGCACCCGACCCTTCTCCTCGCGGCGCGTGCGTCCGCCGAGGAACCGGCTGGACACGACGCGTCCCCGCTCGAGGGCGATCGATCCCAGAAGGACGTCGCACACCGCCCCGGCCAGCCGCTTCAGAGCCCCGAAGCCGCCGGCTTCGGCCACCGCGGAGATGGTCACCACATGGACCGCGCCGGCATCGGTCGCGGTCGACCATGCTTCGACCGTCTCGTCGCCCAGAATGACGCAGGGTCCGCCATCGGCGGCTGCGACAGCAGCCGCGTCCCCTTCGTCCCATATGCGGGAGCCGGCCAGAGCGCCGACGGCTTGATCTGCGGACAGCGCCGCGTACAAGGCCTTCTGCAGCGCCCAGGAACAGACGTAGCTCATGGTCGCGCCTCCTCCTCGACCCAGCAGATCAACCGTTGCCCGCGCAAATCGGCCTCGGCGACCGCGCGGATCAGCAGGCTGCGAGAGCCGTCCGTGAAGCGCTGCCCAGCGGCAGGCCGACCCAAGGCGCCGCGGGGCGCGGCGCGCAGGGTGACGCGATGCGACACCGCCGCGAGCCGCGTCCCGACCGCCTCTCGCTCCCAGGCCGAGACCGGGCGCAACTCCGCCCATGCTTCGCCGACGCGGCTCCAACTGACGATCCGCCCGCCGCCGCCGTCATCCGCGGCGACCGGCGCGTCCAAAGCCAGAAGGACGCGCAGACATGGCTCGGCCCGGGTCAAAGCCGCATACGCCGGTAGGGCTCGACGAGCGCCGCGACAGCCCGCGGCAACGACGCCGCCGCATCGCGCCCCGCCGCGCCGTCCTCGAAGCCCTGCGCCGCCAGCAGCGTCACCGCTTCCCGCAACACGGCCGGCGAGTCGCGCCAGGCAGGCCCGTGTCCGACCGTCAGCGTCGCCACGCCGTGCCCTCCGGCGGGAGGCTCTGGCGGCGGCCATGGCCCCACATAAACGACGGACGCAGCCCCGTCGGCGCCCATCCGCCAGTCAGCGCCGCCAAGCGGCGACCGCACGCCGCCGGCGTCCACAGTCCCCACGGCGTCGAGCGTGACGACGGGCCCGAGAGCGACCGGCGCCGGCTGCCGCCAGGACGCCACGCGAAGCTCCACCTGGCGTCGGCCAAGCGCGCGCCCCGTCAACTGCTCGACCCGCGCGCGCGCCGTCTCGACGAGACGCGCGAGCAGCGCCGCGGTGGCCGGATCGGCCGCAGTCGCCTGAGGCAGCCGAAGCTGGCTCGCAAGGTCCGCGACGGCGGCCTCATCCGGCGCAGGCGATGACAGCTCGATCAGCATCGGAAAGATCCCCGGGAATGGAAGGCGCCAGTGCGCGGGGGCGGCCCTCGCCCCCGCGCGCCCCACGCTCAGACGGCGGCGAACTTCAGCAGACGGATGGCCGAGAAGTCGGTCACGTCGCCGCCGACCCGCATCGCCGCGTAGAACTGCACATGGGGCTTGGCGGAGTAGGGATCGCGCAGTATGCGCAGGTCGGGTCGCTCGGCGATGGTGTAGCCTGAGCGGAAGTCGCCGAACGCAATGGCGGTCGCGTCAGGCGCGATGTCCGGCATCTCCTCGCAGGTCAGCACCGGATAGCCCATCAGGATCGCCGGCTGCTCTCGCGAGGACGGCTCCGCCCAGATGAACCGCCCATCGGCGTCCTTCATCTTGCGCACTGCGCCTGCGGTCTTGGAGTTCATGACGAAGGTGCCGTTCGCCCTGTACTTCGCGCCGAGGCTGTACACGAGATCGATGATCGCGTTCGCAGGATCGGCGGCTCCGAAGCTGCCGGAGGTCCCGGTGGCGTGATAGCCGATCGCGCCCCATGTCGCCGTTCCCACCGGCGCGGTGGCGTAGCTGAGGAACCCCCGCGGCTTGTCGACGCCGTCGCCTCGGACGAACGCGGCGTTCTCCGCGCGCGAAAAGCGCTCTGCGATGGCGTCCGCCAGCCATCCCTCGACATCGAAGGCGGCGTCTTCCAGCAGCCGCTGCGACGCGCGCGGCATCGCCGACAGCTCATGCAGCGGAATCGAGATGCGCTCGAACTGCGGCGGCGCGGTCTCGCTCGCGACGCCGTTCTCCGTGGCCCAGGCGACACCCAGATCGCCCCGGTCCACCAAGGCATCATAGGAACCGGCCTGCACGGAAACGGTGCTGGCGAGCGAGCGGATCGTGCCCGCGCCCCGCAGCAGCCCTGTGATCCGTCCGCTTGTCTGCGGATCGAGAAGGAAGCCTCCGTCCGCGCCGGTCGCCGCGCTGAGCCCCTTTGTCTCCAGCGCGGCGGCCCGGACGCCGGCCTCGTCGCCATGGCGCAGATAGGCCGAAACCGCCTTCGCCTCGCCGGCGGTCGCCTCGGCAGGGCCCGACAGGTTCGGGCGGCCGAGCGCCTTGCGATCCAGCATCGAGATGCGGTCGTCCTGCATCCTCAGCCTGGCGTCGATCCGGCCCTGAAAGGCGCGGAAGTCGCGCATGAAATCGGTCATGGCCGCCTTGGCCTCCAGCATCGGGTTCTCGGGCTCGGCGCGGGTCACTGGATCAGTCATCGCATTCTCCTTGCAGACCGGATCGGAAACGGCTTCGTCAGTCGAACAGGCCCCGCGCCGCGCGCAGGGCCTCCGCCAGGGCGAGCGCCTCGGCGCCCTCGTCCCCGCAGCCGTCGCCGGACGTGGCGCGGGCGTCGGGCAGCATCGGGAAGGTGACGAGCGACACCTCCCACAGATCGATCTCCAGCAGCCGGCGCCCGCCCGCCGCGGCCTTGGCGGCCCTCACGGCTCGGTAGCCGATGGACAGTCCGTCGATGGCGCCCTCCCTCAGCAGGATGGCGGCCTCCGCCCCGGACTGGATCTCGGTCAGCAGTCGCCCGGAGACGAAAAGCCCCCGCGCGTCCTCGCGCAGGCTCTCCCAGACGCCGATGGGCCGCGCCGGATCGTGCTGCCACAGCAGCTTGGGCTTTCGGTCTGCGCGACGCAGCGCGGCGGCGAAGGCGCCTGGCGCCACCTCGTCTCCGCCTCCGTCCACGACGTCGAACAGGCTCGCATAGCCCTCGATGCGTCCATCGGCGAACGCGCGCTCCGGATCGAAAGCGAGGAACTTCGTCTCGAGCCGCGGTCCCGCGGCCGAGGGCATGGTCGTCATGGCGGTCTCCCGAGTTGTGTCGCGCCGTCAGGCTTGGACGCGGGGCGGCAGGCCCAGCAGCCGTCGCTTCTCGTCGGCATCGAGAAAATCGGCGCGGGACACGCGGGCCCACTGCGCGTCGCGCTCGGGCGACAGCGCCGGCGTCCGGTCGAGGTCGGGCTCGATGCGCACCGCGCCGCCCCAGCGCCAGCCGAGCCACCCGCTCAGCGCCGCCGCGGTCCGCCGCACCAGCGGCTGCACGGTCTGGCGAAAGAAGGCCCGGTTGGCCTCCTGGTAATTGGCGTAGGTGTTGTCGCCCGGCAGCCCGAGCAGCATCGGAGGCACCCCGAAGGCCAGCGCGATCTCGCGCGCCGCAGCGTTCTTCGTCTGGAGGAACTCCATCTCCGACGGGGAATAGCCCATCGGCTTCCAGTCGAGTCCCCCTTCCAGCAGCATCGGCCGGCCCGCGTTGCGCGCGCCCTGATGGTTGCTCTCCAGCTCTTCGACCAGACGCCGATATTGTTCGTCGGTCAGCGTCCCGCGTCCGTCGACGCCTGAATAGACAACGGCGCCGGAGGGTCGCGCGGCGTTGTCGAGCAGCGCCTTCGTCCAGCGCGAGGCGGCGTTGTGCAGATCCACCGACGCGGCCGCGGCCTCCATCGGCGACATCCCGTAATGGTCGTCCAGCGGATGGAATGAGCGAAGGTGTAGGACCGGCGGATCGCCGCCCGCCATGTCGAAGCGGTGCGCCTTCGCTCCGACCCTGTATTCATAGCCCTCGGGCCAGCCGTCGGGACCGGGGATCACCCGGATACGGTCCGGCCGCAGCGCATGAAGTTCGCACGGCCGTCCGTCAGGTCCGGCGACCGCCTCGACATAGGCGTCGCCGGCCAACTGCAGGAACCCGTAGACGGCCTCCAGCAGCGACGCCCCGTCCTGGCCCGGATTGGGCCGCTCCAACAGCGCCATCAGCGGGTGCTCGGTCAGCGAAGCGCCGCCCTCGGTGAAACGCAGCGGCAGGGCGGCGGCGGCCTCCGCGATCATGCGGACGCAGCGAAAGCCGACGACGTTGCCGCCATAGCCGGTCCGCGTCAGGGAAACGGTGTCCAGCGGCGTCCATGCAGGCCGGCCGACGCCATGGACGGCGGTGACGGCGCAGGCCGCCGACGCCTTCGCCTCGGGCGGGGCCGCGCGGCGCCGTCCGAACAGGGACCATGCCATAGAGTGCTCCTTGAGCTGTTTCCGCGTCAGAGTCCGCGCACCCGCGGCCCGCCGGGTCCGGTCGTCAGCTCGTTCACCGCCCAGACCAGCGCGTCTGCCCGATCCGGGCTCGCGCCGCCGACGCCGAAGCCGCAGAGCTGGTCCTCCAGCGCAGGATGCACGCCCACATGACGCACGCGCCCCGCCGAATAGAGCAGCGATACCGGCTCCGCGCGCGCGACCTTGCCCCTGCTCGCTCGCACGCTCGCCACGGGCGCCATCGGGTCTGCGCGGCGCAGGGTCTCGACGACCATGTCGCCGCCCTGGTTCACCTCGGCCACGATCCGGTCGGCCCCGAACTCGCGCCCCGCCTCGATGGCCCGCGCCGCCCAGACGGCCGGGCTCGCCCGGGCCACGGAACGGTCGGCGAGGACATAGACCGTCTCGCCGGCGATCCCGGCGACGACGATCCCACATTCGTCGGCCCGCTCGCCTGATGTCACAGGCGGATCGACGCCGACAACGATGCGGTCGAGCGCCGGCGCCGTCTCGACCCGCGACGCCTCGATATCCGCCCGCGCGAACAGTGCCCCAGGCGGGTCCACGATCAGTTCGCCGCCCAGTTCTTGACGGCCCAGCGTGGAATCCGCAAAGCGCTTCGTGATCTTTTCCAGAAAATCGGGAGCGAGATTCGCCCGATTGGCCGATGTCGGCGCGCTCGTCGCCACCGTTGCGGGATCGGCGAGGATCAGACGCAGGGTCGCCTGATCGCGCGGGGTGGTCGTCACGACCTGCCGGGGCCTGTGGCCCAACCGCAGCGCGAACTGCAGCATCGTCCACGCGTCTTCCGCGCGCCGCCACTTTCCGAGCTCATCCGACCAGGCGCAGTCGAACTGGGGTCCGCGCAGCGACTCCGGGTCCGAAGCCGAGAACAACTGCGCCTCCGCGCCGTTCTCCCACAGCAGCCGATGTCTCGTGGCCTGCCACTCCGGCCTGCGGTCCGGCGGCGTGGTGGCCATAAGCCCGGACTCGCCGAGAACCATCACGTCCCGCGCCTGCTCCCACGTCTCACCCACCAGCGCGACGCGCCGCGCCAGCCCGCGAGCCGGCGGCGTCGTCCCCTCGACCTGCGTTCGCACCCATTCGGCTCCCGCCCGCGTCTTGCCCGAGCCCCGCCCACCCAGCAGCACCCAGGTTGTCCAGTCGCCAGGAGGAGCGAGCTGGTGGTCGGGCCGCCCCCAGAACTCGAAGAGATGCGGCAAGGCGAGCGTTGCGTTGCCGCTGAGCGCGCTCAGGAATGCCTCACATGTCGGCGGCGGCTGCGAGACGAGCCAGGCGGCGAGCGACTTCCGCCCGCGCGGCGTCGAGGTCAAGCGTGCGATGAGGCCCGTCAGCGACGACCCGCCGTTTGCGCGAAAGCTGGGAGTCAAAATCCAGCACCATCATAAGTGATTTCTGCAATGATCGAAGAGTGGCGGTCTGCGCTTCGGTCAGCTCCCCCTTCTCGCGGAAGATCTCGATGGCCTGGGCGAGTTCGTCGGCGAGCGAGTCGTACAGCGCGAGCGCGTGCGCAAGCGTGCGCCTCGTCACGGCCTCGGGTGCAAGGCTTGTTTTGCGCAC